AGTTTGCAAGGAGCTTCTCCACCTTGTCCGCAACGCGGTCATTCAGCCACCATTCCGTCGTCCCCTTCGGATCGAGCGACTTCGGGATCGCGTTTGCGTTGTACTTGTAATGCCCTGCCGTCAGGGCAATCTTAAACGCCATCATTCCACCTCCTGCCGTTTCCTCTTTCCGGTGCGCTTTTCCTCCGGAGCAATGATCTCCGCACACATCTCCTCCAGCGAAGGAGTTTCCTCCGGAGCAGGAGCATTCACGCTGATGGCGTCATCCACAGGTACAGTGTCATCGGGAGAAAACGAAAGATCCTCCGGTTTCACTTCAACATAGCCGTTTGCAAGATGCCTGCGAATCTCCGATGCCGTCCGAAGCGTCTTATAGACATTATCCTTGTGAACCAACATCTTACACCCTCCTTAACGATGATAGACGCGGATCGCATTCAACATCGAATTCTTAACGAACACATCGTAGTAGAGGCGGTAATCGAACTTCCACGCATCCGCCTTGATGTTCTGCTCGGGCGCAAAGGTGCGGAGCGTCTCGCTTTTCTTCACAAGCGAAGCGGCGCGTTTAGGCATCACGATAAAGCCCATGCTCTTACCCGTCGACAACGGAGCAAAGCCGCCTTCCTCCTGACCGGTGGAACTGCCGTTCTTGAACATATAAGCCGTATACATGCGCGAAGACGGCACGGGAAGCAGCTTCACATCATTAAGCGAACGAACGCTCAGATGTACTTCGCCCTTTTTGAAGTCGGACATCGTAATCTGTCGCGTCACCTCGGGAGAGCTCTGCAACGCCCGCAGATAGGCACCGTCCGCAAAACAAACCAGCTCCTCATCATAGCCGATTTCGTCGCGGATCTCGCCAACAGCCTGATCAAACATTGCATACGCCTGCGTAGCAGGATCGCCTGTAATGACATTGTTCTGACCGATCGCAAAGCCGCCGATCTTAGAAAGGCAGTAAGCGTCCATCTCGGGCACGACCTTGGTGCGGACGAATTCACCCAGCACACGGCCCGCCAGGTTCATAATGCCCGTCTCATCCTCATCCTCGCGATCAAGCATAAAGCTACGCGCGCGGTCCTGCTCAAGCTTGTACGGCTCGTTGGTAATGCTGATGGAACCGTTAACGAAGCCGTTGTCACGGTCATATGCGCCGAGGCCGCTCATATCCATCTCGGGAATCAGAACCGTCCTCGCGCCCACGAATTTCGCCTTGAGGATGTTATCCTCAAAAAAGCCGACCGTTGAACCCTGCACGATCGCAAGATCAAGTGCATCACACATGTTCTTTACTTCATCATTCGAAAGAGTATTATTTCCCATTACTTATCCTCCTGTCCTTTTGTCATGGATTTGTCAAATCCGTTGATTGAGTCCGGCAAGAAACGCTTCCAGCTTCGGATTGCTGACCTCGGCCCGACCGGCAAGAGAACCGGTCGACGCGTTCGCATTGCTCTCCTGCTTTTGGGCAGCCGCCGCTGCTTGCCGTTGCTGTTGCAAGGCAATCCGATTCTTGGCATCCAGCAACGAGATTCCCTTTTCAAGCGCAAGATTGACCACTTTTTGAGGAATCTCCTTAACCGAATGATACTCGGGGTAAACCTCTTGCAGCTCCATGAACTGCGCGGCAATGGCTTCCTCAAGGGCCGCACGCGTTTTCGAGTCTTCCTCTGCCTCCTTTTCGGCATAGGTACGGAAGCGACGCTCTCGCTCCTCTTTACGGAGACGATACAGCTCTTCTCCGTCTTCAGGCCCGTACTCGCGAATCGCGTCCTCGCGAAGCGTTTTTTCCATATCCGCATACGTAGCGTCCGCCCATTCACGGATCGTGTTGTGCTTGAGGTGCGCGGCAATCGAATTCAGCTTTTCCAACGTCTCCGACATTGAATCGTATTTCATGCCTTTTTGGATCAGTGTTTCGATTTCCGCTTTCTTGTCGCCTGTGATCGGTACCACCTTGCCGTTGTACACCGGCATATACGTGATAGGTTCCGATTCCACAGACGCGGCAAGGGACGATCCCACATCGTTGCCGGTTTCCTCTTCCGTCACAGTCACCTCGTCGCCGTCGTTGGTGTTCGACGGTTGATCAAGCGGCTGTTCCGGAGTATCAACTTCCGCGGGTACTTGTTGCCCCGCGGGAGCGCCCTCTTCCTGCGCTGTATCCTGTACAGCTACGTTCATTGTCTCTTCAGCCATTGTTATCTTCCTCCTTTATGCCGACATAACCTTAGCAAGAATTGCTTCCTGCTGTTCACGCGGCAATTGTTCAAGTTGTTCGCGGTACTCGTCGGGGAGCTGCGCAAGAATCTCCTCGATCGGATCCCCGCTTTTTGCATCGGGATCGGTTGTATCCTGCTGCGCACGTTCCTGCTCCCTCTTCTCTTCGATAAGCTCTTTTTGACGCGGAATCTTACCCTTCGGCAGTCGCTCAAGGTATTGCATATCTGTGATAATCCCTGCTTTTCGCAGGTTGTTCAATGTCGCAATCTGCTCTTGCTCCGCATAGACTCCTGCGGTACCGACATCCACTTTGGCCGACAGCATCCGTTCTCTGTATCGATCACTGTCAAACGGCAGATAAAAGACGCCGTCTGAATTCGCTACCTTAAGCGGTCGCTTGCCGTATTTCATAACAGAAAACTCAGCCTCTATGCGAGCCACATCTTCAACAAAGGAAAAATAGCGATTCTGCACCATCTGCATCGGCATTGTGGCTGCCTCACGCACCGCCACAATTGCCGATGTATTGTCGGGGCGCATATTACCGAGAGCTGCATCGTTCGCGCCGCTTTGCGATAACGTGTTGCCGATCAAGCTCTGAATATTCTGATCGAATTGCGGTGAAAAGTTCGGCGGATTTACATACCGCACAGCGCTTGCTACATCCTCGGCGCTACCGAATACACGAAGCACTTGTCCGGGATCGTTGGTCACGGGCTCGTCCACTACATCGCCGTTCACGATTGTCATCGGGATACCAAGCATCATCACCGCCCACACAGATGCCGTGATCATACGATTGATGGCGATCTGATTCGGGATGAGATATGTGATCTCACTGTCGCCGTAGATACAGCCCTTCCGCTCTTCCCACTGCATCACAGCGAGCGGATACAATCGTATTCCGAGATCCCACTCTTTTCGGATCACAACACCCTTACAAACCTGCATCCCCTTCACGGTCACCGTTCCGTCTTTTTCGTGTACCTTCCAGAGTCGCGTGATCAGTGTTGCCTTCTTCGAATCGCTCGGCTCTTCGGAGCGTTCCCCGGCCATATAGGTCGTCTCGCGATCGGGATGGATGACACGTCTCTCCGCTTCTCCGACACCGTGCTTTTCCGCTAACGCGCGAATATCCCGAACGCTTTTTCGCTGTACAATCAGGATGTACGGTTGCTCCTGCACTTCAACGGTGTTCGGATCACCGAAATACACGTTTTCGACGTCAAGACATTCAATCTGTACATCGCCTCGAATTGCCGTCGATTGATCCTCATCCGCAAAAAGGCCCGTGCCGATGTCTGCGTCCCAATACGCGTGCAGGATTCCTGTGCCTGCTATGTACGCATCCTTCAGCACTCTCATCATTTTAGCGTCAAACTTAGTTCGTTCGGACATCGAGTCAAAATGATTTGAAAGAATATCCATTGCCATCGTATCCGCCACGATATTGGGAACCGCTTCCGTCGGTATTTCTCCCCCGCTCTCAATCGCCTTTGTCAGTTTCTTGCGTTGCTCTGTCGCCGCCTTCGATATCGTATCAGAACAAGGTAATCCCTCGATGCTGTATCGCACCGTCAGCGGAGCGGAACCTACCACGGCCATCTTGTACTCACCGATGCGACGAATCACGTTATGACGAACAAGAGGGCGCTCGTCGCCACACTTGGCGCCGTGCCACTGATCACCGACATAAAACCGTTCGTTGCGGCGGTTCTGCTCATACAGCCCTTGCTCTCCAAGCGAAGCCTTAAAACGCCGCCCGCTTTCATATTCGCCCCATATTTTCTCGGGGGTAACGTCGTGTTTATCCCTCATTCTCTGAAATCCTCCTGCTCGCCGCCGTCATATGACAAAAAGTTTTGCATATAAAACGCGTCGCGCGCCGACTCCTTTCGACTTTTCCGACGCGGCTCCTTTTGCTTACCTTTTGCAGTTCGTGTGCAGGCGATTGCAAAAGCCAATCCTACTCCCGCGAGAAAACACAATACTTCACTCATCTATAGCTCTCCTTTCATCCCCATCCGCCCTTCATGTATCCGGCGATGTTGCCGGCCGCGTGTGCTCTTCTCCTGTCGGAGCGTCTCTGTTCCGGATCTTTTGCGCGGAAGTGCTGAATATCGGTCATCGCATAACGAAGCGCATCCATCAGGTGGTTATCTCTGTCCACGGGGCGGTTGATCCCTTGTCCCGAATCATCCTTATCCCAGCTGTACGAGGATAGTTCCGAGATGGTTGCTTTGCAGATCGGATGTACAAATATGCGGTATTCCTGAAGAACCGCGATTCCGTGCAAAACGCTGTCCCGCCCCTTTTCGGCAGGTTGAATGCGGGAAATGCCCGCCCGCCGTAATTCCTCGTTGCTTTTTGGCTCGGCGGAATCGGCGCGGATGCGCTCCTTCTGATAGCCCTTCTCTTTGATCATTGCGGCAATCTCCGAATTGACCATACGCGTTTGATAATGCTCATCGAAGATGTATAGGAGCTTGTCCTCGCTGTTGACCGCCGCCGCTATAAATGCCGTCGGATCGTTCGTATATCCGTAATCCAGCCCAAACACGCATTTATACTTCCAGCCGTCCGCCCCGCCTAAAAGCTGCTCCACCGAAAACGGATCCACCTCCCAGCGTTCAAAGATCAGCCCCTCGCTGATACCCCATTCGCCGAGTCCCGCCACACGATAGCGTCTGGGATTGTCCCGCTTCATACGTTCAAACATCTGTCGGTCTGCAGCATCAAGCCACTCGTTGCAGGTGTAATCGGTGGTCATTGCAAGCACTTCAGGATCGGAATTGTCAAAAAAGCGACTTTTCATCCAGTGCCGCTCCGACCAAGGATTAAACGTCAGGGTAGTCTGCTTGAAGAGAGGAGCTTTCACCTCACCGCGGATAGATTCGTTCAATGTATCGAAATCCTCTTCATCAAGGATCTCATACGCCTCTTCGATCCAAAGCCAGCACAGGTATCCATGCTCGACAGTGATGGAGGTGACCTTCAGCGGATCGTCCAGCCCGCGAAAATAGATCTTCTGCCCGGTGATTTTGTTAGTGATCTCCAGCGGTGACTCTTTTGCTTTCCACAGATCGTCGAAACCGAGTCGATGAATCGCCCATTTCAGCTCCGCAAAACAGCTGTCCTTCAGGGTACGGAACGTGCGGCGCACGACCAGCAGGTTCGCGTCCCTGTATTTTTCCTTGGACAACTGGGCAATGTACCACAGCGCCGTAGTTTTGGATTTTTTGGAGGCGCGTGAGCCCTTAACCACGCGGTAACGTCCCTTGAACCTCCAGAATTCATCATACCCGCTCCCCACATATTCGCGGATGCTCACGTCTTTCAAGGCGTCAGCCTCCCATATCGTCAACGATCCGCACCTTCAGCGGATCGCCGCTCACATTGATTTCGTCGGCAGATTTAACACCTCCGCGATCAAGGATATCTTTTGCGGCAGCCTG